CCATGTTGGCACATTGGTACTGATTACTTACACGAAATAGGTAAAAGTTGGTATGATTATTTAGTAAGTAAAGGTGTAGAATTTATTTGGGAAACTAGAGTAACAGATATTGATTTTGAAGATAAAATAGTATCTATAGGCGCAGTAGATGAAATAGAATATGATAAATTAATATTTGGTGTAGGTAAGTCTGGTATTGATTTTACATCTGAAATAATGAAAAAGTATGATTTACCAACAGAAGAAAAACCAGCTCAAGTAGGTGTTAGATTTGAAGCACCACAAAAACACTTTCAAAAATTAATTGATGTTGCTTATGATTTTAAATTATATAGAAAATTAGATAATGTTAGTTTAAGATCGTTTTGTACAAATAATAATGCTGCATATGTAGCAGTAGAAGAAACTTATGGTGATCACAGTTATAATGGTCACGCTAAAAAAGATGAGTCATTTAGAAATGATATGACTAATTTTGGTATACTAATGGAAGTTAGAGGTATTGAAAAACCATTTAAATGGGCAAGAGAATTAGTAGGTAAAGTACAAGAAAATAGTACAGGTTTATTCTACAGTCCTAGTAGAGAACCATCTATAACATCAGAAGGTATTGATGTATCAGCTACTAAAATAGAAAATTTAGATGTAGTTAGAGATGCATTTCAAGGATATTTTAAATACATTGATGATTTTATTAATGATATGAAAAAAATATTTCCAACATTAAAAGATGATTGGGGAATATATGTACCTGAAGTTAAATATCTAGCTCCTGAACCATTAGTTAATTACAAAGATCTATCATTAACAAAATACCCTAATGTTCACTTTGTTGGTGATGCATTATCTGCTAGGGGTATTTCAGTATCAGGAGCTCATGGTACATTAGTAGCAGAGCAAATATTAGAAGATCAAAAAGAATTAAATGATTTTTTAGAACATATGGATAAACCAGGACCTTGGTCTGAAGAAGATGATAAAATTCATACTATAGGTGGTTTATCAAATGATAAAGAAGGATCATTTATGAAATTTATAAATAAAAACAATTAAATAAACATGGGAACAAAATACACAGACAGAAAAAAATTATTCGAAGAAAAAGTTATTAAATATGGTGGTGCTAGACATTACTTAATTAAAATGGAAGGTGAAGATCATTTTAAACATCATAGATATGATGAACCTGCTATTGTACCATTATCTAGAAATAGCAAATTTAAAAAAGGATATTATTTGTCTGGTATACCTTATAGTGAAGAAACATTTAAAGAAATTATGAGAGAAAGAGAAGGATTACCATGGTATAAGCAATCAGCACCTAAGGGAGAAACATATAGAAATTAATATGAGAGAACATACATTACAAGCGCAACCATATCAGGGTGATATACATGAAAAAGCATGGGGTCATGAATTATGGATTATTAACAATGATAAATATTGTGGTAAATTATTAGTATTTAAAAAACATAAAGAATTTTCAATGCATTTTCATTTATTAAAGGATGAAGCATGGTATATTTCTAAAGGTAGGTTTTTATATAAATACATTGACACTGAAACATCTATAGAACATTCACTACCAGTTGAAGAAGGTGATTGTATTCATTTACTACCTGGTCAACCACATCAAATGAAAGCACTTACAGAAGGAGCTACTATATTTGAAGTATCAACACAACATTTTGATTCTGATAGTTATAGAGTAAAACCTGGTGATTCACAAAAACCAATAAAAGATGATTATGAACATTCAGATTATTATTGGGATGTAGATAGAAATAAAAGTTTGGAAGACTTATAAATCTTTCGTATATTAATAAAAAACTAAGTTATGAAAATAGGATTCTGTGGCACAATGTCAGTAGGTAAAACTACATTAGTAAACGAATTAGCTAAATTACCTGAATTTAAAGATTATACTTCTAGAACAGAACGTTCGAAGTATCTAATGGAAATGGGTATTCCATTAAATACTGACTCAACATTAAAAGGTCAATTAGTATTTGCATCTGAACGAGCAAGTGAATTAATGCAAAAAGATATTATAACAGATAGAACTGTTATTGATGTTATGGCATTTAATTCTTTATCTAAATCAATGACTGCTACTGAGTCATATTTTTTAAATCATACATTAGAATGTTTAATTAAAGAGTATGATTATTTATTTTATGTATCACCTGTAGGTGTTAATATGGAAGATAATGGAGTTAGAGAAACTGATACAACATATAGAGACAATATTAATAAAAAAATATTGGAAATTTTAGATTTAAATAATGTTAAATACACAACAATTCAGGGTAATACTAAAGAACGTATAAAAGCTGTTAAATCAGTAGTTTTTTCGTGATATTTATAACAAAATATTCTTACAATGAAAAAATCAGAATTTAAAGCTCAAATTAGAGAAGAAATAATTGACATATTAGAAGCAGTATCTAAATCGGATGTTGATACTCAAAAAGATTATAATGCTGAATTAGAAAAAACAGCTCAACTAATGAAAGATGCTGGAATAATAGATGAAGGTAATGATTCAGATAAATTCCAAGATGATGGATATGTTCAACATAAATATGATGATGACGTAATTGATAAATACAATATACCAGTTGAACCAACTGCTGTATTTGAAGATGATTCTTACGCTGATTTCCAAGACATAGGTCAGGCTTATTTGGAAAATATGGGTAGACCTCATTCATTAACTGATGATGAATTAGAGTTTTTAGGTAAAAGAATTGTAAAACAATTATATAAAGGTGATGTTAGTAAAGCATATGATGAAATTGTTATGTATGATCCTAGAAAATTAAAAGAAGAAGATGAAGAGCCAAAAGCAGGTGATTTAAAAGGAGAGCCATTATCTAAAATTGGATATAAACTAGCTGCTACTCAGGAGGAAATGAGAAAAGTAGTTAAAAAATGGTCAGCTATGGATGAAGGATCTGAAAAAGATAAATTGTATAGTAGATTAAAAGAATTAAATAAAATAAAGAAAGAATTAGAATCTTTATTATAAACATAAGTTATGAAAAAACTATTTAAAATTATAGTAGCAATTGGGGGAGCAATTGCCGGTGTATTAGCTATATTTGCTGCATCTAAATCAAGTCAAAGTAAAAGAGAATTTAATAAAAGAGTTAAAGCAAATGAAGATAAATTAGATTTTATTACTAAAAACGTTGATAAAGTAAAAAAGGATAAAGCAGTAACTAAATCTAAAATAAAAAAAACTTCCTCTAAAATAAAAGCTACAAAATCAAAAGTAAAAAGTACTCAAAGCGCTAAAAAAACATTAGATAGTTTTGAGAAGAAATACAGAAAGAAAAAGTAGTATGAAAAATATATTGTTAATTTTATTAACGATTATAACGTTTAATTGTTATAGTCAAGTCATAGTTGAAATTCCTGAAGATGAACTTGAGGAAGTTTTTCTAGCTATTGATACTTTAAAGCAACAAGATGAGGTAAAAACAGCTTTAATTTTTGATTTGGAATCGCAAATTAGAAATTATGAAATGTTGTCTAAACAGGATAGTTTAATTTTAAATTATAGACTTCAACAAGTAAAAATTCTTAATGAGCAAATTAAGTTATATGATGATAGGTTAAAACGGGTAGATAAGTGGTATAAGAAGCCATGGGTAGGAGTAGTTGGAGGAGTTGTAGGTACACTTATCACAATTCACGTAATAGACTACTCATTACCAAGATAATATGAGCCAGGATTTAAAGAAAATAATAAGACAAGAGTATCTTAAATGTGCTAAAGACCCTGCTCATTTTATGAAAAAATACTGTAATATTCAGCATCCACAAAGAGGTAGAATATTATTTAATTTATTTCCATTCCAAGAAAAAGTACTACATTTATTTCAACATAACCCATATTCTATTATTCTAAAATCTAGACAGTTAGGTTTATCTACCTTATCTGCAGGTTATTCTTTATGGATGATGTTGTTTCATAAAGACAAAAATATACTGTGTATTGCAACTAAGCAAGAAACAGCTCGTAACATGGTTACAAAGGTAAAATTTATGTATGATAATTTACCTTCATGGTTAAAAATACCAGCTGAAGAAAATAATAAATTATCACTTCGGCTTAATAATGGTTCAATAATTAAAGCAACATCTGCAAGTAGTGATGCTGGTAGATCAGAAGCAGTATCTCTTCTATTAATTGATGAGGCAGCATTTATTGACCAAATTGGTGAAATATGGGCTTCAGCACAACAAACATTAGCAACTGGGGGTGGAGCTAT